GGCAGCTGGCGAGTACAGCATCAGGCAAGCTCGGCGCCGCATCCCATACTTTGCAGGCTATCCACTGATGGCAGAGCTGACGTTTGACGACATGGGCATCGAGGCAGGTGTCTTGAAGCGCGTCGGATACTTCAGCTCGTCGACGGTGGCGCCTTACACGGCCAATCTCGACGGCTTCGCGCTCGAGATGGATGGCCTGACCTACCGCCTCAAGGCATGGAATAACGGCACGATGACCGTAGATCTGCCCCTGCATTGCTGGGACAATCGCATCATCGACTACGACTTCAGCAACTTCAGCGCCGTGGCCTTCGACTTCTTGTGGCTCGGCGGCGCAGCACTGCGCATGTGGATCTGCACAGCCTACGGCGGGTGGGAGCTGGCAGCTGTCGCACCTTGGATCGGTGAAAACTACGGGCCAATGACGCGATACGCTCAGCAAAGCATCAGATATGAGATACGCAGCTCGACCGGATCAGGCAGCCTGCGCGCGATCTGCAGCCAAGCGTCAGTCATCGGCGACGTGGCGAACAAAGGCTACAACATCGTGACGGTGAACGACGCATCCCTGTCCACCGGCAACATCGGCACAACATACGCCCTGCAAGGCGTGAAGCTCAGCTCGTTTTACCCAGATGTCGCCGCACAGATCGTCGAGATAGCAGCCGTGCGCGCCAACGTGCAGACAGATGCAGGCATCCTTCGCCTGCTGCGCAACCCGACACTGTCGGCGCCCCTCGTTTACAACGCAGACCGCAGGGTCGTTACTGCCCAAGCAACCGGCCAGACTGTGACGGACCTCGGCGACACGCTGTCAGCGACGCCTGTATCAGCAGCAACATCCACCCTCATCGATGGAAACTACCGGCGGTGGCTGAGTAAATCGATCGACGGAACACCAGACGAATATGTCCTCGCGTACACGCCTGTCACATCCAACCAGAGCGTCTATGGCCTCTGCACAGTCAAGGAACACTGACATGGAAATGAACCAAACCACCCCGAAGAAGGACGTCCGCAAACGCTTCGTCACCCTCGAAGAGTACCGCAGCAGCTGGCGTTCTCATTGGGCGGAAATTTCAGACTATGTTTTGCCACGCCGCGGCAGGTATCTGCAAGAGAACCAGTCGAGCAAGGGCCGCAAGCGGTCCAACAAGATCATCGACAACACAGCAGGACAAGCCCTGCGCACGTTGTCCGCTGGTATGGTGTCTGGCCTAACCAGCCCGAGCCGTCCTTGGTTCCGACTGCAGACGCAGGACGCCTACTTGATGGATCAGGAGGGCGTGAAGGATTGGCTCGGCACAGTCGAGATGCGGATGCGCTCGATCCTGTCAGGCAGCAACTTCTACAACACAGCAGCGACGCAATACACTGAGCTTGGCGCCTTCGGCACAGCCGTGTCCATGCGCGTGCCTCACCCAACGCGCACCATCCACTTCAGATCACTGACGGCAGGCGAGTATGTCATCGCTGAGAACTGGCTGGGCGACGTCGACACAGTCGGCCGCAAGTTCATGATGACGGCAAGCCAGATCGTCGAGCAGTTCCTGACGCAGCGCAACGGTGACGTCGACTGGTCACGCGCGAGTAACGCCTTGAAGAACGCATGGAACCGTGGATCATTCGACACGCCGATCGAGGTGGTTCACATGGTGCAGCCACGCCGTGATCAGGACCGCGACATGCGGCGCCTTGACGGCAAAAACAAGAAATACGCCGACATCTACTTCGAGGTGGGCGCCGACACTGACACCGTCCTGCGAGAAGAGGGGTACGACAGTTTCCCCTACTACGTGCCGCGGTGGGACGTGACCTACGGCGACGTTTACGGTTTCAGCCCAGCGATGGAGCAGCTCGGCGACATCAAGCAGCTTCAGCACGAGCAGAAGCGCAAGGCTCAGGCGATCGACAAGATGGTGAACCCGCCAATGGTCGCGAGCACCAACCTCAAAGGCAAGGTGTCCAGCGTGATGCCTGCCGGCGTGACATACGTCGACCCGATCAACGGCGGCGCAGGTTTTCAGCCAGCGTACCAAGTTCAGCCACGCATCCAAGAGATGCTGATCGACATCCAAGAGGTGCAGGGCCGCATCCAACGCGGCTTCTACGCAGATCTGTTTGCCATGATGCTCAGCTCCGATCGCCGCCAGATCACGGCGACAGAGGTGGCAGAACGCCACGAGGAGAAGTTGGTCCTGCTTGGTCCGGTGCTTCAGCGCGTCAACACAGAATACCTCGACCCAATGATCGACGACCTGTTCAACATGGCCCTCAAGTCTGGCACATTGCCGCCACCTCCAGAGGCGCTGCAAGGTGCAGAGATCAAAGTCAAATACGTCAGCCTTTTGGCGCAGGCGCAGGAGGCAGTCGCAGCGTCGAGCATCGAGCGCACCGTCTCATTCGCAGGCAACATGGCCGCCGTCGCACCAGACATCTTGGACAACATCAACACCGACGAGGCGTTGCGCCAGTACAGCGACATCTTGGGCAACGGACCTGAATTGATCCGCGAACCGGCGGTGGTCGCACAGATCAGAGCCGAGCGCCTGAAGGCACAGCAGCAGGCACAGCAGCAAGAAGAAGCTGCAGCGATGGCGCAGACGGCACAGGGCGGCGCGCAAGCAGCAAAGCTACTTTCAGAGACAGATAGCCAAGGTCAGAACGCACTGACCGCATTGATGGGAGGTGGCGGCTAATGGCTGACTATGACCCATCAGATCCAGAGCAGATCAAAGCAGCACAGAAGGCTGAAGACGACGCTGCGAAGGACATCGACTACATCCTGAAAGAGCCACGCGGTCGCCGCTGGCTCTATCAACAAATTTTCGGAGCGGCGCACGTTCACCGCGGCAGCCACGTGCCAGCGTCCTCCGACGATACCGCCTTCAACGAAGGCGCACGCAGCGTCGGCCTCGTCCTGATGGAAAGCATCAGGGTGCGAGCACCGGCTAAATTCATGTTAATGCTGGAGGAGAACCACTTTGACGACTGAGAACGAAGACCTGATCACAGGCGAAGTAGAAGACAGCACACCTGCCGTCGCACCAGAAACGTCCGATACGGACCTACTTGACATCAAGCCCAAAGATGATGCAGTGTCCACAACAGACGGTGATGTGCTGGCGGGTGCCGACAAAGCCGACGATGAAGGGGTGCCAGAGTACACCTTCGCTCTTGCCGAAGGTGTCGAAGAAGGCACGATCGACATGGAGAAAATCGAGGCCTTTAAGGAAAGGGCTGCTGAATACGGTCTTTCGCAAGACCAGTTCCAGAGCTTAGTCCAATATGATCTCGAGCGTTCGCAGGCAGCTAACACACAGGCTGTCGATGAATGGAATGGACGGGTTTCTGAGTGGCGTGAAGCTGCTAGAGCTGACACCGAAGTAGGTGGTGAAAAGTTTCAAGGCGCACTGAAGCAGGCTACGGCCCTCGTTTCAGAATACGGCGACAAGGACATGATCAACCTTCTGAAGTCCCCCAGCGAAGACAACCCCGACGGTCTGGCAATCGGCAACCACCCAGCTTTCCTACGAATGATGAACCGCATCTCTAAGGTGATGATGGACCCAGTTCCCGTTGACGGTGACGCAGTGCCAGACGACGCACGAGCCAGCCTCCAACGCATCTACCCAACGATGTTTAAAGACAGCGCATAATCAAGGAGAGCCAACATGGCCGTGCTTAGTGTCAAGAACCCAACCCTCGCCGATCTAGCGAAGGTTACAGACCCCAACGGATCGATCGCAGACGTGATCGAAATCCTAAACGAAACAAACGAAATCCTCATGGATATGACGTGGCTGGAAGGCAACTTGACGAGCGGTCACCGTTCCTCGATCCGCTCCGGTCTGCCATCTCCAACGTGGCGCAAGCTCTATGGTGGCGTACAGCCAACCAAAGCACGCGCCGTACAGGTCACAGATACATGTGGCATGTTGGAAGATTACGCAGAAGTCGACGCCGCCCTCGTGGGTATGGCCGCTGACCCTGCAGGTTTCCGCCTG